CTCATACATAGTAGTGTATGATATGAAAGTAACTTTAATCAATTATGTCTAAAGGATTTACAGTAAAAGCAAAGACTCCCGTAGCATCAGAGCCCGAATGGGACTACGAAAAGGCACGGGAAATGGTCAAAGGAAAATCAATCGTTTTTTGTCTTCCCGGTAGAGGAGTTTCTTATACATATCTGAAAAATTTTGTTCAGTTATGTTTTGACCTCGTGCAGTCCGGTGCAAGCATTCAAATTTCTCAAGATTACTCTTCCATGGTGAATTTTGCACGATGCAAGTGTCTTGGTGCAAATGTTCTGAGAGGACCCGACCAGATTCCATGGGACGGAAAACTGAATTATGATTATCAACTCTGGATTGATTCTGACATTGTTTTCACCAGTGAGAAATTCTGGCAGTTGCTTCTTATGGATAAGGACATTGCCGGTGGATGGTATTGTACCGAAGACGGTCATACTACATCAGTTGCTCATTGGCTGGAAGAAAATGATTTCCGGAACAATGGTGGTGTGATGAATCATGAAACTCTAGATTCAATCTCAAAGCGTAGAAAGCCATTTACGGTTGATTATACCGGATTTGGATGGTTACTTATCAAGAATGGCGTCTTTGAGCACCCCGAAATGAAGTATCCTTGGTTTGCCCCCAAGATGCAAGTATTTGAATCTGGAGAAGTACAAGATATGTGTGGAGAAGATGTGAGTTTCTGTCTTGATGCAAAAGAAGCAGGATTTGAAATTTGGTGCGACCCTCGTATCAGAGTCGGGCACGAAAAAACAAGAATCATCTGATAAAATGACTGACAAACCTCACCCAAAATACAATATTTTGTGTAAAGGTAGAAAAATCTATTCAGACTTGACTGAAGAGGATTTTTTTGATATTATGGAGGACCTGGCACAACAATTTTATGAGTCAGGTACTCCAAATCCATCTGATATAGAAACTGAAATTATAGGAGATTAATTATGGCACTATCCAAAGGTAAGAACGGTTCTTATGTACCCGGCGCTCCTAAAAAAACTCGTCAAGGAGCCGGGTCTTCTACAAAGTATGCCGCTACTTCTCGCAATGCAGCTCGTAAAAAGTATAGAGGTCAAGGAAAAGGATAATGAAATATTACCCAACAGTAGATGAAGAATGGAATCAAATACATTCTCAAGACCTTTGGGTATACAATAAACTCTTTTTAAGTCGGGTTTTGGGTTATAACTGTGGTCCTTTTGGGACTTCGGCTCCCAAACCCGACTATTATATTATTCGCCCATCCATAAATCTAATGGGAATGGGTCTTTTTGCTAGAAAAAGATTTATTTTTCCTCAAGATGAAAATTTTTTTGAAGATTATGGTATGAATCCTGCCGAATTTTGGTCAGAAATTTTCACCGGAGAGCATCTTAGTGTAGATTTCCAAAACAGGGAATCAAAACTTGTTGTTTTGGGAACTCGTGATTCTGAAGATATATACTATAAGTGGAACAAGTGGGAAAAAATAGAAAAAAAAGTTGAATTTCCATCAATTCTAAAAGATCTGAAGGGAGATTATGAGTGGATTAACTGCGAATTTATTGGTGACAAATTAATAGAAGTTCATTTTCGCAGAAATCCGGATTTCAAATATGGAAACTCAATCGCAATACCTATTTGGGAAGGAGAATCTACAAAAACTTACGACGATTATAAATTTATTGACTCTAAAGATGATAAAAGAATAGGATTCCTAGTCAAATAGGGATAGAAACCCCTTAAAAAGTTCTGTTTAACCGAATTAATGAGGAAAAGCAGATGGCAACGAACCCAAATCCAGACAGAAATACAGAATATATGCACCAAATGTGGGGTACAACACATTTAATTACGGATTACTCACAAAATGTCAGTGAAAAACGAGTAATACAAGAAATTATGCACGATGATATTGAAAAAAATAAGCATAATTTGGCAGAGCAATCAAAAATTCACCAAAAAATTCGTAATGATGAGGATTATGACGATTGGGAATACGGAACAGAACCAATTTACGGATCCTCTTGGAAATAGACATAAATAAATAAGAAAATTTCTTTGTTATATGGCAGTACAAAGAACATCAAGAGCATTTAAGGATATCAGTTTAACTTTTGAACCTCATCCGGTTACGAAGGATCTTCCTGCGCTTACAAATGAGAGGGCAATTGTCAGATCCGTTCGCAATTTAGTTGAAACAGTACCAACTGAAAGATTTTTTAATTCTGATATTGGATCAAATGTTCGGACTTCATTATTTGAATTTGTTGATATTGGTACTGCCTCATTTATTGAAGCTCAAATTGATAACGTTATTTTTAGATACGAACCAAGAGTTACGGACGTAACTGTAACAGCAGTACCAACTCCGGATGAAAATTCCTTTGAAGTTACTGTAAATTATACAATAGTTGGACAAAATGTTCCGGCACAACCATTCACCTTCATTCTAGAGGCAACAAGGTAAAATGCCTTTTACTAAATTTAACAATCTAGATTTTGATCAAATAAAGACCTCAATCAAGGATTATCTTCGCGCAAATACAAATTTCACGGACTTTGATTTTGAGGGATCTAATTTTTCAATATTAATTGATACCTTAGCGTATAATACCTATATAAACTCTTTTAATGCTAATATGATTGTGAATGAATCTTTTTTAGATTCTGCAACAGTCAGAGATAATGTTGTTTCCTTAGCACGAACAATTGGATATGTTCCCAGATCAAAAGTTGCTGCAAAGGCAAATGTAACTTTTGATATTTTGACCACCGATAATACACCCACATTAACTCTACAAGCTGGTTTAGTATGCGTCGGTAACGTAGAAAACACAAGTTATATCTTTTCAACACCAGAAAATATCACAGTATCAGTCATTGAAGGTGTAGCATCCTTTAATAATATAAGTTTGTATCAAGGTTCATTATTATTAAAAGAATTTACTGTAGATGGGTCATTAGATCAAAGATTTATATTGGATAATGAAGGTATAGATACATCCACATTATCAGTATATGTAAGAGGTGCGAGTGACACTGGAATAGGTAAGAAATATTCCTTGATTGAGAACATAATCAATATTGATAAGGATTCAGAAACGTATTTAATTCAGGAAATTCCTGATGAAAGGTATGAATTACTATTTGGTGATGGTGTTTTTGGGAAAAAACTTGAAAACGGAGCAGTAATAACTGCTACTTACATACAAACTAATGGAAAAATTGGAAATGGAGCATCTAATTTTGCCTATCAAGGAACAGTAAGAAATTCTTTTGGTAATTTAGTAAAACCAACTAATAGAATTTCAGTTACTACAAATTTATCAGCTAGAAATGGTGATGATATAGAATCCATAAACTCTATCAAGTATTTTGCTCCAAGATTGTATTCTTCACAATACAGAGCAGTTACAACTAGAGATTATGAGGCGATTATAGCGAATCAAATTTATCCAAATACAGAATCGGTATCAGTAATTGGTGGAGAAGAACTAGACCCACCATCATTTGGCACCGTTTTAATAAGCATTAAACCTAAAAATGGTGTACTCATATCAGATTTTGATAAACAACAAATTTTATCAAAATTGAAGCAATACAGTATGGCAGGAATTAATGCCAAAATAATTGACTTGAAAATTCTTTACATTGAAATTGATTCTTCAATCTATTACAATGAAAATCAAATATCCAGTGTTGAAGGTTTGAAGTCAAATGTTATAAATTCATTAAATCTTTATGGAAATTCAATAGAATTGAATAAATTTGGTGGAAGATTTAAGTATAGTAAGTTAGTATCTACGATTGATAATACTGACAGATCAATTACATCAAATATTACAAAAGTTAGAATCAGAAGAGACTTACAGGCAGTTGTAAATCAGTTCTCTCAGTATGAAATATGCTATGGAAATAGATTCCACGTAAATGAGGGCGAATATAACATAAAATCAACAGGATTTACTATTAGATTAGAAGAATTTGGTGGACAAGTTACTGAAACTGAAACTTGTTATTTTATAGATAAACCAAATTCTGACAAGAAAACTGGTATTATTTCAGTTGTTAAACCATCAATTTCTAGTGAAGAACCTCCAGTAGTTGTAGTTCCTTCAGCAGGAACTGTTGATTATGAGAAAGGGGAAATAATTATAAACACAATTTATTTTGTATCTACTGAAAGACCAAATAATGTGATTGAAATACAGGCATATCCAGAATCAAATGATGTTATTGGATTAAAAGACCTTTATTTAGTTTTTGATATATCAAAAAGTCAAATAAATATGGTAAAGGATGTAATAGCATCTGGTGACGATATTTCTGGCGTGGTTTTCTCAAAAGATTCATTTAGATCAAGTTATTCAAACGGAAGTTTGCAGAGGTTTTAAAATATGCCAAGACAATTTGAAAATAGAGTAAAAGTACATCAAATAATTGAAAGCCAACTTCCAAAGTTTATTAGAGATAATGTAGTAACAACTCAAGAAATACAGCAATCAATTTCTGGTTCAGGAAGCTACACCAGAGCTGGGAAAACTGTTACAGTAACATCAATAAATCATGGATTACAGGAAACTAACAGATTAAAATTAGAATATGTTAGTGGTTCTGGAACTAACGGATTTTATTCTGTAACTCAAGTAATTGATCAAAATACTTTTACTGTAGAAGATGAAATTTCTGGTAAAACTAGTGGTACTGTAAATTATGAGCAATATGCAACTTTAATTGGATTAGAACCATCCAATACTACTAGTGTTCCAGGAAATTATGATAAATTTATAGAATTTTTAAAGCAATATTACATATCACAAGAATATCAGGGTGGACCATATGATTTAATTGATAATTTAGACCAATATTTAAATTTAGATAATTTAATTCCTGAAGTAATTGTAGGTTCTACGATTTTAACCTCAAGTATACTTTCAACATCACAAACAATTAATGTTGAAAGTACTAAAGGATTTCCCGAACAGTATGGATTGTTAAAAATTGATGATGAAATAATTACCTATACTCAAAAAAATGAAAAGTCATTTTTGGGATGTATTAGGGGATTTAGTGGGGTTACAAATTATCATCAAGATACTCAACCAGAAGAACTGGTATTTTCAGAATCTGATTCATCTTCACATATTCAAGGTTCTAAAGTAGAAAATTTAAGTGTTTTATTTTTACAAGAATTCTATAAAAAAATAAAATATACTCTAGTTCCTGGTCTTGAAGATAAAAATTTTATTGAAGAGTTAAATGTTGGAAACTTTATAAAGGAAGCAAGATCTTTATATGAAACTAAAGGAACTCAGGAATCTTTTAGAATTTTATTTAATATTTTATATGGTGTTACGCCTAGAGTCATTGACTTAGAGCAATACCTATTTAAACCCTCGGACGCAAAATTTATAAGAAGAGAAGTATCTGTTGTAGAAAAAATTTCTGGAAATCCTATAAATCTCAGAGGTCAAACCATTTTCAAGAGTGGCGATGAAAATACGTATGCATCTATATCTGAGGTTGAACCAATATCCAAAGGTGGGGAAACATATTATAAGTTATTCCTGTTTATTGGATATGATGATGTTTCATCATCAGTAGTTGGAAATTTTACAATAACTCCAAGCACAAAACTATCAGATAATGTTCTGATAACAAGTGATTCTCAGGAAATAGTATCTGTTGATACTACAATAGGATTCCCAGAATCTGGGTATTTTGTATATGGTGGAGATAAAATATTCTATTCAGAAAAATCTATAAATCAATTTTTTAATTGTTATACTGATTCTGATTCTTCTATTTTACTAGAGAAAACAAATAATATAACAACTTCAGAACTATATTATGGATTTGAAAATGGAGACAGTAGTAAGAGAGTTGATGTA